AGAACCCGCAAAAACCTGTCCACCAATAAGATTTACTGGCTTTAGCCCGTATGGGGCTGGTACTATTGGATAAGCCATAAAATTCTCCTAAAATTAAAGTTAACTTCCTTTGCCAAAACTTACCGAAGAACGTCTTTCATTAAAGATTGGCATTCTTGGATCGCTTTGACGCATTAAATTATTGTCTACAGCCTCCGATTGAAGTCTTGTCTGTTTTGCATAATATTCCTGCATTTGACTGATAAACTCCGTTGGGATTTTGCAAAGTAATAACCCGCCAATTTCGATATTCCCTTTATAGGGACCATCTCGATGGGCTAACAGTTTCATTTTTGGTTGCTCTGATACATCTACAGGTTCAAAACCTTCACGTAATCTCGAAGAGATATTTCGTGGGTCTGCTACTGCGTTCATTGCAACCCTAATCCAGCGATATTCAAAACCCGGCTGTTTGTCAGGCTCAGGGAGAAGATCAGGAGGCATCCACTGTTTAGGACGCTCTTCAAATTCTCTGGTTTTAATTTCACGAGGTGCTCTTGTGTCACTCATTTTATCGCTCCAATCTTTTTGCTTCAATAGCATATTGTTCAGGGGTCAAACCTAATTTTTTTGCAATATTAAGTTCGCTTTGTTTAAGCCTAATTTTTTGCGAATTAGTGCTTCTCGTTGCGGGTGCAACTACCGTTGAAGGTTTTTTTACTGTCGCTGGCGGAGCAGTGTCTTCAAATTGCTCAGGGAATCTTTTGCGTATTGTCTTGTCCAATTCCGCATAATATCGGTCTGAGCCGGGTACTACACCACTATTCTTCAGTTTTTCATGCAAACCGTAAGCCATAGCGGTCATTTCTTCATCCTGACCGAACCAACTATTACGTTCTTGCCACGCAATTGCTTTTGGATCAGGTCTTTGGACTTGCTGTTGTGGTATTTTTACCTCAGTTTCCCGTTCTTGTAAAGGGGCAATGCGAAAATTTTGTGTTTCTCGCACTTTCATAGACGCAACATTGAGTAAATGTTGTGCTTCTGCCATTGCATCGGTGTCACCTGACTCATATGCCTCTTTAAAAGCACGTTTTGCCATGGTTAATTCAAGATTTGCCGAGTGTTGGATGGTATCAACATAAGATTTTTCACCTGTTTCAACAATTTGCTTGAATTTGTTACGTTCATTCATTAATTGTTGGGCTAAATGAAGGGCTTCTTGATGTTCACGTAGTGCGGCTTCTTTTGCCCTGCGTTCATCATGCATTGCCTTCTTATATTGGCTCAATTTAGACCGTACATCTTCTGCGTATTGGGTTAATTCATCGTTTTCTAACTCCGCAATCTTCTCTTCAGACATTGGGGGTCTACGATTCCTATCCTCAGGAGGTGTATCGTCTTCAATTTCAATCTCAATTTCAATATTTTGATTGGGTTTTTCCATTTCTACAGAGTTTTCAGGCTCCATTTCGTCAGGAAACTTAAAATCTAGTTCATTATCTGCCATATATTTTCCTTAAACTCGTGTAATTCCACGAGGATCGTCAACTACCGCCTCGACAGAATCATCATTGATTAAACGGAACTCTCTTCCGTGAATTTTTAACCTTGTTCCTGAATTTGGTCTAGCCAAAATAAAATCACCAACCTTACACCAAGGTCCTGTTGGGAACTTTTCGGTGTCTTTGTAGCAATCTGGACCCATTTTTAAGACAAAAAATACAGTAGAAAGGATTTCTTCACGGTGAATAGTTGAATCGGCTTTAACTAAACCTGAATCACCATATTCTTTTTCCGCATCGGGAATGGCTACTAACATGCGATAGCCCATAGGGTCAGGTAATTGCGTTGCTCGTTGTTCAGGTTCCTTATGCAAGGTTCCTACCACTTCTGGATTTGTTGGGTTTGCACCAATCAAGATTTCCATTATTTCTCCAAGTTGTTTAAACGGTCAGTCGTCAAATGACTTTTCCATTCGGTTTTTGAGGTCTATGATTACTGCACATGCGGACTCAAGACCTCGAATTTGTCCACATATATACCTGTATTCCTCAATCGTGGCTACGGAACCTTGGGCTAAACTTTTTGCAAGATAGTCCATGCGGTCTTTGTATTCATTGATTAGGAACTCAAGATTCTTATCCATTACTCACCTTTTCGTTTGTTTTCTTCCGACACCATATGTTGCATACCTTCATGAAGCATTTCTTCTTTCTTTAACTTGCGTTCGTTTTGCAAATCGGCTACATGCTTTAATGCATCTATCTTTACTTCACCTTTTTGTTGATGCAAATCTGCAAGTTTGGCTGCGGCATCCACTTGCATTTGTTTGCCTTTTGTTTCAGCAATCATTTGCTGTGTTTGCAATGCAACATCATGTTGAGACTGAATACGGGCTTGTTCAATCTGTAACTGTTGTTGTTTAATTTGAATCTCTGCCTGACTTTGCTGTTGTTTCATCTGCAATTCTTGTTGCTTGAGTTGCATTTCTTGCTGTTGCAATTGAACCAATGGGTCTTGGGCTTTTTGTTGATTTTGTTGTTGTTGTGCTTCCGCTTGGTTATTTTGTAATAACCGTTGGGCGGCTTGTGCCAACATTGGAGCCAATTGAGCCTCAACTTCAGGAGGCATGTTAACGTCTTCTCCCGATTCATCAGTTTGTGCGGGTAAGGCAAATCCTAACTGTTGCTCAATCTGTACACGGTATTCAAATCCTAAATGCTCATTAATATGCGCCATCATTGCCGCTTGCAATTGCTGTGACATTGGGTTGTTTTGCAACAAGGACATAATCTTAGGGTCTTGCATGGCAGACATGTGGACTTGGATATGTGCCTGATGGTTTTGATAAGCAAAGGCTTTAACAGGTTTACCCATTAAAACATTTTGATTTTCAGACACAGGATCAGTCGGTTTCTTGTCTTCTTCCAATGGAATTAACTTGTCTGCATGTTTTACCCCAATCACTTCCAACATCTGACGATGGAGTAATGGCATGTTGTATAACTGCGGTGCGTTCTGTGCTAATTGCAGAACTGCTTGATATTGAACGATTTTTTGTGCCATGGTAGCGGCATTCGGATCGCTCACAGGGATTACATCTACGCAGTGGTAATCTTCTTTTTTGATCTGTCTATCGCCTTCTTCAGGTTCATATTCATAATCGTCTGAACAATTTTCCGCAATAATTTCTTTAAGTAATTCAAACTCTTGTTGCATCGAGTAATAAATACGAGCCTGAATTGCCGATGTCATCTTGAGGGTACGCTCCAAGATTGCCATGGTTGTACCGACAGGTGCTTGGCTAGACATATCGGAAATCTTTAAATCTCCTGCACTAGCAAATGCACGGGCTTCTTCAATAACCTTATCAAGGAGTTGTGCCAATACAAGACTTGGTTCTTTGTATGGCAATGGCAGAATGTTGTCTTTAATGGCTCCGCTAGGAACGTCAACGTCACGGAACTCGCCCGGTGCTATTGGTGTGTCATCGCCTTTGACTCGCAAACCACGTGTCTTAAAACCACCGGGCAAGTTAGATAATGTTCCCGCATCCACGAGTTGTCGGGTAACAGAAGTGCCAAATTTTGCATAAGCACCAAGTATATGGATAAGTCCAAAGCAATAAAAACCAAAACCTGGAATGTAGCCGTAATGAACGAAATGCTGTCTTTTTTGTTTTGTTTCATCGTCTTCCTTCCAATTTCTACGAACGGATAATACAGTTGTTGTGCCCTTTTCAATGGTCACAATGTAAGGTAATTTAATTCCTGTTGGAATCCCGTCATCGTCTAAATCTTCATAACCCGGCAAGTCCAAATCAACCATCATTTCAAGGACTTTGTAACGGCTGTCCATGGTGGCTCTAAAGCCAAGTTTTTCTGCAATTTTCTTTTCTACTTCATCTAAATCATTGTCAGGCTCATTGAGTTCTACATCCCTGTAAAACCCTGCAACCATTAATCTGCGTAATTCATTTTCTGTTTTACGCATCGTGTGGGTAACACGCTCGGCAGTTTGTAAACTACTTGCACCGTAAGGAACAACAATATCTTCCGCAGGAACGTACACCGATGCCTGACGTTGCAGGTGCGGATCAAAATACACCTTCTTAAATGCATTGCCTGACAAACCTAATCCCCATAGCATTCTTTCGTGCTCAGGGCGATATTCCTTCATCTTATCAAGGAGTTGGTAGTTCATGTCCGCTTGGACACGACTTGCTGATTCTTTCTTGGCAGGCGTTTCTTTACCGATGATTTGAGTGCGGATAGGTCCCTGTGCAGGGAACGTTGCCATCATGGTTTCTGCTTGGAACTTAATAAGTGCTTCTGCTAGGATTGGATGGTAGATACCACAAGCACCTTCCCATGGTTCTGAACGTTCTTCAATCTTTAATCCCAAGAGTTCTAAACCATCTACATAGGTTTGCATCCAATCTTTACGGGAATCTAAGTCATCCGAGTAATCACTAAGCAACTCTTGGGCAAGCATTTGTAAGTCGCCCTCACCCATAATTTCAGCAAGATTGCCATCAAAACTAATGTCAGGGCTTTCCACCTCTTCTTCAAAACTACCTTCTTCATCAGGCAATTCAATCTCAATTCCGATTTCTTCATCGTTCCCAAGTAAACTTTCCAACCCCATTGGTGCCTGCGAAAGAGATTTATCAATTGCCATATCGTATCCTTAGTAGTATGCTTTTCTGCGTTTAAACTCTTTAACCTCATCTGCCTCATCGTTGTTTAAACGAATAAAGCCTCCCTGCCTAAATCTTAACAGAGCCTGACTAGTTGAGTCTACTATATCGTCATGATCGCCATTGGGGAAACTTGCACATTCTTCCACCACTTCTTCTGCCCATCTTAAGTCGGGTGCCCATACAAACCCTGATCTAAATAAATCGGATATGGCGTTTACACGGGCTATCTTGTCATGTCCCCTGCTTGGGGTGTATTCTTGTAACGGAATACCCATACGCCTCATCTCGTAGATTAAAGGGGCACCTGCCGCCTTTTTTTCCACAATCAAGTTGTCGGGTTGCCAATCTTTATATAATTCAAGGGCTTTTTCTTTTAATTCAGGGAACTCTAAGCGGTCTTTAAAGCAATCCAATAAGATAATATTGGACTGACTCATGCCTGTATCGTCAGGATTTTCAAAGATTCCCCATGTTGTGCATACCGAATAGTCGGCACGGTTATTCTTTTCAAATGCGGTGTCCCATGACTGAATAATGTATTGGCATTGTGGTGGGTTTGGTTTGTCCCATATGCGCCAATACTCCCGTTTAATGATGGCACCTTCTTCTGATGTTGGGTTTTGTTGGTACTGTGCTTCCCATTTCCCTACAGGGATTTCTGCTTTAATGGCTTCAAGTTCTTCTTGACTCCAAAATTGGGGCCATTGTGGTTGACCTGATGGCATTAATGCAGGTAATTGAATGACTTCCCATTCATTACTGCCATCCCGTTTAAGGGAATTGTCGATGATCTGACCTGTTAAATCTTTCTTACTCCAACGGGTCATCACAATAATAATTGATCCGCCAGGTTGTAGACGCTGACGGGGACCTGATGAAAACCACTCATACACACGGTCATACACCTCAGGGTTTCCTTGCATGGCTTCTTGCTCGGAATGGGGGTCGTCAATGATAAGAACGTCAGCACCCTTACCCGTTACGGCACCACCGACACCAATCGCAAAATAATCACCACCTGCATGGGTATTCCACCGTCCTGCGGCTTTGGAATCAGAAGACAACTTGGTATCAAAGACCGATTGGTAGATTGGTGTGTTAACAATGTTACGTACTTTACGACCAAAGTTCACTGCCAGTTCAGATGTGTGGGCGGTTTGAATGATCTTTTTATTGGGGAACTTACCCAAAAACCATGCAGGGAATAAATAACTTGCAAACTCCGACTTGGTATGGCGGGGAGGCATGTTGATGATAAGTCGTTTCAAAGAACCGTTGGCAACCCGTTCAAAGGCTTCTGCCATAATTGCATGGTGCCGACCAAAGATAAAGCCGGGCCACATCTTATTCACGAACGGAAGGAAGTTGTTCTGCGCTCGTTTCTTACTGTCATCTTCAAGAACAATCTTTATCTTGGGAATGTCAGGGTGATCCTTTGGTAATGAAACCAAACGGTACATGTATTCATTGAGTTGCTCTTGGGTAAGCAAATCACTCATAGGGAAACCATCTT